ATGGCAACGTTAAAACTTACAATTTTCAAAGCTAAGGTTCTTAAAAACGGAAAGCACAAAATCAGAATTGCTCTATGTCACAAAGGAGAAACATGTTACATTTTAACACGTTATCTCATTGATTCTGAGAATCAATTCAAGAACGGACTTATCCAAAAAAGACCTGATGCAAGCATGATGAACATGCATCTCAGGAGCCTTCTCAATGCATATCAGGAAAAACTAAACGAAGTACAGAACCAATCAATGTACACATGCAGGCAATTGAAGGATATTATATCAAGAAATGTACGAACCTCAGAATCTTCAACATTCAAAAGTGTTTCAACAGAGTACATCAAAGAACTCATTCTGGACGGACGGGATAAGTATGCAAGCATTATCAGATTGAGCGAAAAATACTTCTGTGAATTTCTACGCGGTGACATTGCACTGATGGACATCACTCCTGAATTGATTGCAGGATTCTCGAAATTCCTTAAAAGGAATAAATGCCTCAGTGTAGCAACTGAGGGCACAGTCATGCGGCATATCAAAGTAATCATCAATCAAGGAGTGAAACGAAGGATGGTTAATTATAGCGTACACCCGTTCATTGATTATATTATTCCAGCTTCTCCGGTCAGAGAAATTGATATCTCACTGGAAGCATTCAATAGAATCAGATTAGCTACCCCTAAAGAAAAAAAATACCATGTAGCACACGACCTATTCTGCCTTTCATTCTATTTGGGAGGAATTAATCTTATAGATTTACTTCAGATTGATTTCAGAGATACAGAAGTTCTGGAATATGTCCGGACAAAGACCAAAAATACTGCCATCGGGACAAGAACAATCAGCTTCACCATACCTGAAGAAGCGAAGGGGATAATCAAAGAATGGATGAACAAAAATACTGGCAGACTAGACTTCGGCTACAAGTTCTCATACCCTAATTTTTCACGATATCTCACTCGTTCGCTCGCGTCCCTAGCAAAGAAACTGGGAATAACCGAAAAGGTTGTTTACTACTCAGCCCGAAAGTCATTTGCTCAGTATGCCTCAGAAATCGGCATTCCAGACGGAATTATAGACTACTGCTTAGGACACTCGGACAAATCTAAGGGAGTTATTCGATACTATACTAAAGTTCGACAGAAACAGGCTGATATGGCCATTTCCCGAGTGATTGATTACGTGAATAATCCAGAAAAGTATAAGGAGTACATCGAACTGAGGTCTGATATTATGATGATGAGAGGATGATAAGTGATAAAAAGATCTATTTTTACAATCTGTAATATATTAATTATGGCAACATTAGAATTTTATAGAAGATTAGATTATGATTTTTCCATTTATGAAGGAGAAGAATCTTTGAGAGGGCTTATAAACGAAGGTTTTATAGGAACTGAATCACTGTGTATTAATGAATTTAACTACCTAGAGTTAAATGCTGCACGTGATGTCATACTTTGTTATTTAAGACCTATCGCTAAAATAAATAAAAATGAAAACTCATATTCTTTAAAGCATATTGTCGAACACATTCTAGCAAAAGAAACAAATGGAGTAATTAACTACATTAGTAATGGAACATTTATTCTTGCAATGTATAGTTGTGGATTTCGTATATGGCGGACAAAAAGTGATAAGAATTGTTTCTTTAATGTATCGGATAAAAGTATAAGATACCTCTTAGAAGTTGAAAGCAGATAGTTTATAGCAAAGCCCCAACCGGGATTATTCCGAAAGGGGCTTTGTTTTTGATTGCACTACTTTCCAAAGGAGCTTTTACTTTTTGGCCATTTCTTCCAAATTATCAGCAGCCCATCTTAAAGCCTGTATAAAAGTTTCCAATTCTGCATCTCCTCCCAACATGATCTCTACTCCTTGTTTATTATTAATCAAACGAATATCAATATCAGTTGAAGACAAATCCTCTAATCTAAAATAAGTTCTTGATCCATGCCCAGAATCACCGCCACAATATCCATTAGTAGCAACCTTAACACCCAGTATGTTACAATTAACAATCTCCGTCTCTTTTGAGCTTTTAATAAGCTCTAAATCTTTAAAACTAGCCATATATATTTTTTTAAGTTTAACGACACAAATGTAAGTAATAATCCATCTCGATATTCCCAAAATCAAATATTTTTCAACATAAATTAAAATCCCCGACACGCTTGCCGGGGACGCTGCTTTTCGTTTCAAAAGGGAGATAAATCTTACTTCATAGCACACCTCCTTCCTTTTTTTTGAGTTTATAAACCAATTTTCCTACAACTATAAGAACCGTGATAATCACTATCCCTATGGCCCAGCCACCAACATTCAGCCTGATCTTTTGCCACATAGTAAGTTCTTTTTCTACTGGATATGGTTCTTTCACTTTCTTAGTAACCGTCACTTCTTTAGATGGCAGGTAGACCGTGTCCGGCTGTGTATTCATCTTTGCCAGAAGGTTTCCCAGACTGTCAATAGTCAGCTGTGCCTGGGCATTCTTGCTATTAGCGATATCCAGCCAGTTCAGTACGACTTTCCCGTTCTCGTCACATTCCAATAAGGCCCGGATAGTGGCGCTGTCTGGCGGTAACTGAACTTCCACCAGCTTCTCCACTACGACACTATCAGCCTTGCTTTCTACCGGCACGTACTTTACCGTCCGGCAGGAACACACAAGAATCATGCACATGAAGGGAGCCAGCGTAATACACCGGCCCACCTTCTTAATTATGTAGTCGTACAGGCTCATGGAAGCAAATCTTTGTATTCTTCAGCAGCATCAAAGCACGGACACATTTTGATCCACTCGTTAGGCTCCACAATGCCGTCACCATCGAGATCAGGACTGGTATCACGGTGACCAAGCACTTCTTTAATATCTGGGTACTGTTTGATCAACTTGGCGATCAGTTCGCGCAATGCTTTCTTCTGGGCCGGCGTCCGAGTATCGGCGGCCTTGCCGTGCGCATCCGTACCACCTACGTAGCAGATACCAATGGAATGTTTGTTGTAACTTAGCCCGCTGAACCCTTTACTGTTGCAGTGTGCCCCGGCAATGGTGAGCGAGCGGCCAACTTCTACCGTCCCGTCCAGCCTTACCACATAATTGTACCCGATCGTGCTGAACCCACGCTGCAGGTGCATCTGGGTGATTTCCTTCTTTCCTATATCCTGCCCAGCACGTGTGGCCGAGCAGTGAACTACGATTGCGTCTATCTTATTCATTTCTTCTCCTCCTTATTTTCTTTTGTTACTTCTTCAATAATTTCTCCGGCTGCGTTATACTTTTTCTTGATATACCCGACCAGCAACCGCTTGATTGAGACCTTGTTCTTAATACCATGAATTTCGCATATATGCTCCATAATACTATCAAACTCAAATATGAATGCCAGTCCAAGCCCGCACATGGCTGAAATGGTATAGCTGCATATCCCAATCGGCTGAAGGATGGAGATACCCAGCATGAACCCAACTACAAGGTAACTGTTATACTCGATGAACTTGCACATCGTCCGGCGGCCCGCACGGGAGAAACGGAAATCCTCACCGCGTTTGACTACGCTATCAATGATACCAAGGACGAAATCCGCCACAATCATTACGACAATAAATGCCAGCATCCATCGAAGCTCAAACACCACATTCTTAATTTCTCCTATAAAGGAGTAAGCCCCAGCAACAAGAAGCTGCGGGGCTATGATGGAAATCAAGTTCTGCATTATTCAGTCTTAATTTTGGATCCAAACAACTTGGCCAGCCATTCACTCGTTACTATCGACACAATCCCCGTCGATGCTAATGCCACGAATAAAGCATCAATCAGCACAACCCAGACACTTGCATCTGCAGGAGGAAAACCGAGATTCATCCACCAGCTGAAAAAAGTAACAAGCATACCGACAACTGCTGTCACCCACATAGTCACCCACTTGTTCATCGGATTACTCAACTTTGAGGCAATAAAACCTACCACAGATGGAACAACGATCGATACCAGTCCGGTAAAGCTGGCAAACCCGGTCAGAAACTCTGGAACAGAAGGTTCTACATTAACGGAAGTTTCCGCGAAAACACTCACTACACACATCAACAGTGCGACACACATGAAAACGAATCTTTTCATACAATTAAGGTTTTAAATTAAACAAAAAACGCCCATAAGCGCATCCCCAGAAAAAGGAACACGCTCATGGGCGTAACTACTATTTCACACACAAATCTACTCATTTACCTTCCTTTCACAGCGAAGATAAATGATGTAAAAACGAACAAAGAATAAAAGGTTTCAAATCGACTGACAAGGCATGTCAGTAGATTTTAGGTAGAGCCTTATCAAGTCTACCCATACTCTACCGAGGTGAAGCATAATTTTGAAAGTTGCTTACAACTCTCTTTCTTTTTATTGCCTTCAAATCTCGTAAGATTGTTGATGAAAGTATCTCCGAATAAATCTCTGTAGTCTTGACAGATGTATGACCAAGCAACTTCTGTACGGTGGTTATCGGTACTCCCTGATGGATGAGTAAGGTAGCACATGTATGACGTGCGGTATGATAGGTCACATGTTTCTTGATCCGGGCCATGGAGGTAATAACAGACAGAGCCTTATTTACTTCCGAATTACTGCCTAAGCTGGCAAATTCTGTTATACAGTTGCGATCCAGAATAGCCAGTGCCTTCCCCTCGAATAGCAGATGCAGCGGAAGGCGCAACTCGATACCTGTTTTGATCGACTTGAAGTGTAACCAGCGTTTACCATTCACACGGATAAAGTTAGACGGAGTGAGCTGGCAGAAATCAGAGAAACGTAATCCGACGTAACAACAGAATAAGAACGCATCCAGTACGTGACGTAGCTTCAGGTCGTGAACTTCCAAGTTCTCCAGTTT